AATCACATCGAAGTTTGGTGTGACTGTTAGTTACGACAAGACCGGTAAGATAGATAAACATTACTATCCATACTACGACTCTAACGAGAGCAACAGGCTACTCGGATATAAAGAGAGAACTGTCGCAACTAAAGACTTTCAAATAATAGGGACGAACAAAGGCTCAGGTCTGTTCGGACAGAATGCTAATCGCTCCGGTGGTAAGTATCTGACTATCTGTGAAGGCGAAATTGACGCCCTCTCGATTTCAGAAATGTTCGATGGCAAGTGGCAGGTGGTCTCCCTCAAGAATGGGGCGTCTTCTGCGTCACGAGATATCAAAGACAATCTAGAATACATAGAGTCTTTTGATAATGTTGTCTTGTGTTTCGACCAAGACCAAGCCGGCTTTGATGCTGTCAAATCTTGTCAAGATATTATATCTGTGGGAAAGCTCAAGGTTTGTAAGCTACCTATGAAGGACGCTAGTGATATGCTAGTCAACGGAAAGGTCAAAGAGTTTACCAATGCTTGGTGGTCTTCTGAGTCTTATACTCCTGCAGGTGTTGTCAGAGGTAAGGATACTTGGGAACACTTACTAAAGGATGAGGACTTAGTAACTATTGATTATCCTTGGCAAGGTCTTAACAAACTTACCTACGGATTCAGAGCCAAAGAGTTAGTAACTATCACTAGTGGTTCAGGTATGGGTAAGACCAGTGTTGTTAAGGAACTAGAGTCTTACATACTAAACACTACTGATGACAATCTAGCCATTATTCATTTGGAAGAATCAATCGAGCGTACTGTTAAAGGATTGATGTCTATTGAAGCTAACTCACCTATCCATATTCCTCAGTACGAAAGAGAGTTGAGCGATGAGGATAAGAAAGAGCTGTGGCAAAAATCTGTAGGTGATAAGAATGTATATTTCTATGACCACTTTGGTAGTATGTCAGAAGACTCACTTCTTAATGTGATTAGAACCTATGCTAAATCTTATGATTGTAAGTGGATTGTTCTCGACCATTTATCTATCGTTGTCAGCGACCAAGATGGTATAGCTGACGAGCGTAAAGCTATTGATGCTATTATGACCAAGCTCCGCAAGATAGTACAAGAGACTGGCGTAGGCTTATTCCTTATATCTCATCTTAGGAGACCTCAAGGCAGGGCTCACGAAGAAGGTGGACAGGTGAGCCTCTCAGAGCTTCGAGGTTCCGCAGCAATTGCTCAGTTGTCTGATATTGTAATAGGCTTGGAGCGTAACCAACAGGACGATGACCCTATCATTCGCAATCAAACTACATTGCGTGTTATAAAGAATAGGTTCTCTGGTCTTACTGGTAAGGCTTGCAGACTACAGTATGATAGTGACACCGGAAGATTAACGGAGGTAGATGATGAACACAGCTTTTTTTGACATAGAAACTGATGGGCTCAACGCTACCAAAGTACATTGCATTTGTGCGATGTTAGATAATGGTGAGTCTACTGTTTACAATTTTATAGGAGGAGAAGCCAATGGACTTTTTCGGAAATGGTTGGCATCAGAAGATGTCGACACTCTTGTGGGACACAACATTATTAATTTTGATGTTCCTGTTTTGCGTAGGATTACTGGGATGGATTGGGATTTTAATCTACGGGACACTCTCGTTCTTAGCAGACTACACAACCCTAGCCTTGATGGAGGTCACTCTCTAAGGTCTTGGGGAGAAAGGCTTGGTGATTATAAGGATGACTATCAAGGTGGTTGGGAAGAGTATAGCCACGATATGTTGAAATATTGTCAGCAAGATGTACGAGTAACCAAGACTCTTTATGAGCATTTAAAGTTCACTAGTGAACAATTTAGTGCTGTAGATATAGAGCATAAGACTGCTGATATTATTAGAGAGCAGACCGACAACGGTATGATACTTGACGAAGAGCGTGCTTATGAACTGCTCGCTGAGATGAAGGAGAAGGTACTAGACATAGAGGACGAGGTGCACGAGAGATTTAAACCTCTGCCTGTGTGGGTAGACTTACCACATCCCGGTTCCAAGACTCACAACAAAGACGGGAGTATATCTAAGAGGTATCAAGCACAGTTAGATAAAGGTGCACACTGGTTAGATGAGGGTGATGAGATAATTGATATAGATAATGACTGGGGATACAAGAAGTGGGGATACTACGACTACCCGGAGTTTAACTTAGGCTCTCGTCAGCAGATAGCTAAGTATCTACAGCACTTCGGTTGGAAACCTAAATCATTTACTGAGAAGGGAAATCCTATCGTAGACGAGAAGGTGCTTAAGTCTGTGAAGATACCGGAAGCTCAGTTGATTGTAGATTACCTGACACTGACCAAGCGTATAGCTATGGTAAAGAGTTGGGTCGATGCCATTGATGAGCATACTGGTCGAGTACACGGAAGCGTAAACCCTTGCGGTGCTGTGACTGGTAGGATGACACACTCTAAACCTAACTGTGCTCAAGTCCCTGCGACTAAGCACGGTAAAGATGGTAAAATACTATGGGGTTTCGAGGGTGGCTATGGAGCTGACTGTCGTAATCTATGGACTGTACCTAAAGGGTACAAGTTAGTGGGTTGTGATGCTAGTGGTCTAGAACTTAGAATGTTAGCACACTATATGAATGATGATAAGTACACCAATGAGATACTTAATGGTGATATACACAGTGCTAATCAAAAGTCAGCAGGACTACAAACTAGAGACCAAGCCAAGACTTTTATCTATGCTTTCCTTTACGGAGCAGGTGACAGTAAGATTGGTGAGGTAGCAGGAGGTGGTGCTAAGCGTGGTCGTATACTTAAGAAGAACTTTCTTGATAATACTCCCGCATTAAAACACTTGCGTAGTAAGGTTGCAGACTCCAGTAAGAAGGGGTGGGTAACAGGACTAGATGGTAGAAAGCTACATATACGCTCTGAACATTCAGCACTTAACACTCTACTACAGAGTGCGGGTGCAGTTGTTATGAAGAAAGCGTTGGTATTACTAGACACATATGCTAAGCAGTACAACATAGATTATAAGTTTGTACTCAATGTGCACGATGAGTTTCAGTGTGAGGTCAGAGATGACCAAGCTGATTTCTTCGGTGGTCTAGCGGTAGGAGCTATCATCAAAGCAGGTAAATCTTTTAACTTAAACTGTCCACTGGACGGTGAATATAAGGTAGGTGAAACGTGGCAACAGACGCACTAAGAACCTGTAAAGATTGTAATCTTACTGCAAACACTGAGGAAGAATTAAATCTATTTGTAAAATGTAGTAGACACACTCACGGTAGAAGAAACTTATGTTATAAGTGTGAGAACAAAAGAGACGATGTCTGGAGAGCTAACAATAGTGAATCTATATTACTCAAAAGACAGAAGTATTATGCTGAAAAAGTATATAATATATCTCTAGAACAGTACAAAAAAAGAATGGCTACTAGCAACAAATGTGAAGTGTGTGGTAGCAAAGATAAACTTTGTTATGACCACGACCATAAGACTATGAAGTTCAGAGGTGTGTTATGTAACAAATGTAATAGGTCTATAGGTATCTTAGGTGATACAGTAGAATCAATACAGAAAGTTTTATTCTATTTAACCAAGGAGAAAGTACAATGAGTACAGATACTCTAGTAAGCGACATATATCGTATGATTGACACCAAAGAAATTCCAGAAGGTGTGCCTGTCGAACAAGTAATAAATGACTTCGGTGAGAATGTCAAAATGATACTAAGAAATAATATCACAGAGAGTAAGTTTGATAAGCGTAAACTTAGAATGTCTAACATAGGTAAGAAAGATAGACAGTTGTGGTATTCTTATAATGGATATGAGGGTGAAGAACTTTTACCCCATACTAGAATCAAGTTCCTCTATGGTCACTTGATTGAAGAGATGGTACTAGCTCTTACTAAACTTGCGGGTCACGATGTGACAGATGAACAGAAGCGAGTAGAAGTAGATGGTATCAAAGGTTCTATGGACTGTAAGATTGATGGTGTACTAACAGATGTCAAGTCATCATCACCTTATGGATTTAAGAAGTTCAAGGATGGTTCGTTAATAGACAACGACCCGTTTGGATATGTCGACCAAATCAAAGGCTACGCTCACGCAGAAGAAGTGGATAAGTTTGGTTGGCTAGTTATGGACAAGACTAACGGACACCTTACATATCTTAAGTATGATATGCAAGACGAGTCACAGTGGTACTGGTCTAAGCTAAACTTCTTCTCTGCTCCAGAAAGAATCAAGAACATAAAGAAGATAGTTAAGTCTAAGACACCACCCAAGAGATGCTATGAAGTTGTAGCTGACGGTAAGTCTGGTAATATGAAACTGGATACTGGATGCAGTTACTGCTCTTATAAGCATACTTGTTGGGGCGAAGACCTTAGAACTTTCCTATACTCTAATGGACCTCGCTACTTAACGCAGGTTGTTAACTTACCTAATGTTATAGAGGTGGATAAAGATGGCAACAAAGTTTCGGTCTAAGTTAGAGAAGGAATGTGCGGAAGCACTAGGCAAAGAGTGGAAGTACGAGCCCTGTAGGATAGCCTATACGATACGAAAGAACTACACCCCAGACTTTGTTAAGGGTAAGTATCATATCGAGGTTAAGGGCTTCTTCCGTAGTGGTGACAGACAGAAGTATAAATCAATAGCTGAACAACTAAAGTTTGAAGGTAAAGATTTAATCTTCTTGATGCCACGACCAGACTCTAAGGTAGCCAAGGGTAATAAGATTACTTATCGACAGTGGTGTGCTAAGTATGATATTAAAATTTTTTCAACTAAAGAAATAAAGGAGCTTAAGAAATGGACGAAGATAACATAAATCCAAATCATTATAAGCAGGGTAATATTGAAGTCATAGATTTTATACTTGACCAAGATATGGATTACCTAACCGCATCTGTTATGAAATACATATGCAGATGGAGACACAAGAATGGATTAGAAGACCTCAAAAAAGCTCAGTGGTTCTTAAAGAAACTGATAGAACACGAGGGAGGACAGTATGGCTCTAACATTAAATGAACTAAAAGAGCGTATAGTTAATGTAGGACTAGACCCTTGTACTCTTTGTGAAGTATTAGATATAACAACAGAAGATTTACTACACGAGTTCGAGGATAAACTGATAGATAAACGAGAGGAGTTTGAAGATGTTGACGATACCAACTGAGAACTTTGTATTGCTACAGTCAGCGTTGATTATAATAGGAGCATTCTTATTATGGAGACACGGTACTAAATGCTATGACAAAGGTATAACTGATGCTGTTCAGATGCACAGAAACGGAAGACTAAAATATAATACTTACTTAGATGACAATGGAGAGAAGATGCTTAACATTGAAATCGACCCAATGGAGGATGAATGAACCAATTACCAAATGATTACCAAAACTTTATTGCACTTAGCAGGTACGCACGATGGCTACCTGAGAAGAAACGCAGAGAGACTTGGAAAGAAACCGTTGCCCGATACTTTGATTTTATGGAGCAACATTTAAAAGAGAATACAAACCAAGAGTTAGTACCTAAGACTAGGAAAATACTTGAGGAAGCAGTATGTAACTTAGAAGTTATGCCTAGTATGAGAGCTCTTATGACTGCAGGTCCTGCCCTCGCTAAGAATAATATAGCAGGGTACAACTGTGCTTACTTAAGTGTAGACCACCCGAAAGCATTTGATGAATGTCTATTCGTTCTGATGCACGGTACTGGTGTAGGCTTTAGTGT